TGGGGACTTCCGCGTGGAATACCCACGCAACATGGTGCCTGTCATCCTCAAGTCAGGCATCTCTGATGGTTACTTCCGTCCTGCTGACGGGATCGTTAGCCTAGGCGCTGGCCCCGGCATTGACCGTGGAGGCATCGAGTGGCAAGGGCTACTGTATCGCGTGATGGGCACAAAGCTGGTGTCTATCTCCAGCCTGAATGTTGTGACCGTCATAGGGGATGTAGGTGGCACAGGACAGGTCACGTTTGACTACTCCTTTGACTATCTCGCAATCGCTTCAGGCGGGAATCTGTTCCTGTATCGGCCCAGCACTGGGCTTCAACAGGTCACTGACCCTGATCTAGGTACGGTGGTCGATGTCGTCTGGGTGGACGGGTACTTTATGACGACTGACGGGGAGTTCTTGATCGTCACGGAACTCAACGACCCCTTCTCAGTCAACCCACTCAAGTACGGGTCTGCTGAAGCTGATCCTGACCCGATTGTGGCCCTGCTGAAGGTCCGCAACGAGGTCTACGCGCTCAACCGGCATACCATTGAAGTCTTCGACAACGTGGGAGGCAGCCTGTTTCCGTTTCAACGTGTAGAAGGAGCCCAGGTACAACGTGGAGCCATCGGGACACATGCCTGCTGCCTGTTCATGGAATCCATCGCGTTCATCGGTGGAGGACGTAACGAGGCTCCTGCTGTCTGGCTCATCTCTGGCAGTAACGCTCAGAAGATCTCCACTCGTGAGATTGACTTGATCCTCGAAGAGTTCACTGAGACTCAACTCTCCAACGTGCTCGACGAGTCCCGGGTAGACAAGGGGTTCAGGCACCTTTGCATCCACCTTCCTGACCGCACTCTGGTGTTTGACGCAGAGGCCACCACAAAGGCCGGCATGCCTGTGTGGTTCACGTTGACGAGCAGTCTTGTTGGCAACTCGCAGTACAGGGCAAGGAATCTCGTCTGGGTGTACAACAAGTGGGTCGTTGGTGACCCTTCCAGCGTCTCGTTTGGCTACCTGTCTGACTCGCTCTCGTCCCACTGGGGAGTCCTTAACGGCTGGGAGTTTGCGACGATCATCCTGTACAACGAAAGCCGGGGCCTGATCTTCCACGAGATGGAACTGGTAGCGCTGACCGGGAACTCCACCTTTGGTGCTGATCCAAGCATCTTCACCTCCTATACTGAGGATGGCTTAACCTGGAGCCAAGAACGAGTCTGCAAGGCCGGTAAGACTGGAGTGCGTGGCAAGAGGTTGTCTTGGTTACAGCAAGGCAGGATGCGCCAGTGGAGAGCGCAGAAGTTCCGAGGCACGAGTGATGCGCAACTGGCTGTAGCTCGCCTTGAAGCGCGGATAGAACCTTTGGTGGTGTGATATGGACGGCCCCTACAAAATCACTCGTAACGAGCTGGCTCAGTTCCTGCCCTCGCAGCGAGCGATCAGGGCTTTTGAGCAACTGTTCGACCTCATCCCGTCAGGCCTCGACACCAACACTGTCCTAATCGAGGAAGCCTCGATAAACGCACAGAATGCCGATTCTAAGGCAGTTCAGGCACTGTCCGCTATAGACAGACTCGCAAACGCAGTCGAACTACTGGCACTGGCTCCTCGGAGCGTTGAAGTCAGCAGTGTTTCTGACATTGCTCCTCCAGTCGTACAGGTGACTGCGCAGCCAGACATTCTGCCTCCAGTCATCAATGAGGTGCGCAGGAAACGCTACGGAGTGTTTCATAGCACGCAGACTCAGACTGCTGCTGCTATCAACACGGCGTATCCGATGACGCTTAACACGACTGACCTGTCTTTTGGTGTTTACACTGGCACACCAAACAGCCGGATCTACATCGACACAGAGGGCATCTACAACTTTCAGTTCTCTGCACAGCTTGATAAGACTTCAGGTGGAGTTGGTCTTGTCTTTATCTGGGTCAGGGTAAATGGAATTGACATTCCAGACTCTGCAACGCAGATTCGTATTCAAGGCAACAACGCAGAGACGGTTGCCGCGTGGAATTTCGTGCTATCACTCAATGCTGGAGACTATTTCCAGTTGGTTTGGAGTACAGATGACACCTCTTGCCAGATATTGGCCTCGGCAGCCAGCGCACCACATCCTGGCATCCCTTCAGTGATTCTTACGGTCACCGACAACATTTCCTAATTATGGCTGTCACAGTCAAAAACATCATTCCGCCTAAGCAGCTTGAGAACACTCAGACTGCGCAGTACACCGCTGTCAACTGCAAGACCATCATCGACAAGGCGACTGTGACGAATACGAACACAGCTAACGTGACGTTTAGCGTCAACTTGATCGCATCTGGCGGTTCTGCTGGGAACTCAAATCTCATCGTCAAGACCCGCTCGATTGTGCCCGGTGAGACTTATCTGTGTCCTGAGCTTGTTGGTCAGGTACTTGAAGCCGGTGGGTTCATTTCGACGCTCGCTGGGACTGCTTCTGCTTTGACGTTCACCGCATCTGGGAGGGAGATCACCTAACATGGTTGCAGTTGCATCAGGACAGGTGGAATTTCAGCGCGAACGCTTTACAAAAGAGTTCGAGGCTGAAGTTTTGCCTCTTGGAGAGATGCACAACAGGGAGATCGGAGGAGTGATCGCAGATGTAAGGATTCGAGTTCCAAGAGAGATGTATGAGAGCTTGGACTCAAATGACATGCTGCGCCTTTATACACTCAGACAGGATGGAGTGCTTAAAGGTTACAATATTTTTGCTGTTATTGTTCATCCAGAGTACGGGAAGCCTACCGCTCAACATGATGTGATGTTTTTGCATCCAGATGTTAGGAGCGGCTTTAATGCCTCCAGATTCTTGAGGTGGTGCGACGATCAGCTAAAAGAGGATGGGGTTTTATTTGTCACGCAACATGTAACGGCCTCTAAAGATTTTAGTCCGCTTCTCAAAAGGATTGGATACCAGCATTCTGAGACGGTTTACATCAAACGACTAAACTAGTATGGCAATTGCAACTGGAACAGCCCTTCTTGCAGCAGGAGCACTTGGAGCAGGAGCTTCTCTAATTAGCGGCAGCAAGGCTTCTTCTGCTGCAAAGTCTGCCGCATCAACGCAGGCTGCGTCACAAGGACAGGCTATTGATGAGCAGCGCAGGCAATTTGACGCGATCCGAGAACTGCTCTCTCCTTACGTTCAGGCCGGCAAACCAGACTTAACTCAGCCATACATTGGCGCTGGCCCTGGTGCGCTACAAGCCATGCAGGGACTCGCTGGACTTCGCGGTGCTGGCGAACAACAGGCTGCAATCAATCAGATCCAGCAGTCTGCGCAGTTTCAAGAACTGGCCCGTCAAGGCGAACAAGGTATCCTTCAGAACGCTGCGGCTACTGGTGGGCTTCGAGGCGGCAACGTGCAGGCTGCATTGAGTCAATTTCGTCCTGCCCTGCTTAACCAACTCATCGAGTCTCAGTACGGCAAGCTGGCTGGCTTAACCTCGTTGGGTTCGACCTCTGCTGAAAACCTATTACGCCTTGGTCAGGCATCAGCAGCTGGGACAGCGGCAGCAGGACAACAGTCTGCTCAGAACATTGGCAACCTGATGGTTGGACAAGGACAAGCATTGGCCGCCGGTCAGATTGGGGCAGCAAATGCGTTTGCACAGGGAGCTGGTGGCATCGCAGGAAGTATTGGAGGAGGACTCCAAAATTACTCGCTATTGCAGGCTTTGAACAAACCAAGCCTTACATCTGGAATTGGCACTGGCGGGTTCTATGGGAGTCAAGCAGAGGCTCAGGCTGCTTACGGAGGTGCTCCTGTTGAGTATTTTGCTCCCACAGCTCCTGGCGGTGCTGGAGGATGGTATTCACCTGCTTAATTTTTATGGCTGGACCTTACGACTACACAGTTAATATCCCACAGCCTCCGGCTCAGAACTTCCTTCAGAGCTTGATGGGTATTCGGCAACTCCAGCAGATGCAGGAGCAGGGTGCGCTTCAGCAACAGCAGGCTGCCATTGCGCAGCAGAATACGGCCTTTCAGAAAGAGATGCAGCCGCTTCAGCTTCAGGCTGAACGTGCAAGGATTGGTCAGATTGGTCAGTCAATGGCGACCTCCGCAGAAGCGTTGCGTCAGGGTAAAATTACATTTGAGCAGGCGCAACAGGATCGTGTGCGTCAAATGGAGCAGCAGGCTGTAGCGCAGGCGCGGCAACAAGAGCTTTTTGGCAAGCTCAACTCGTTGCCTTCAAATGCGTCAATGGCTGAAATTGTGCCTATTGCTAATCAGCTTGCACTGATAAAGCCTGAGATTTCCAAGCAAATCATGGATAACTTCAGCGCATTGCCTGAAGAATATCAAAAAGCGTCAAAGACGGCTCTAATAACGGCAACCACTCAACTGGAAGCTGGAAATATTGAGGGAGCAAAACAGACATACAGCACGCTTGAGCAAGCAATTAAAAATTCTGCTGGAAACAATCCTCAGTTAAAAGCAATGGCTGATGGAATTAAGGCTCAGGGAATGATTCTTGAGGCTAATCCAAATGCCGGGAAGTTGGCTGCACTTCAAATGCTTGGCTCCATTGACACGAAGGCATTGGATTCGATTGTGGCCCTTGAAAAGGAAGCCAGAACAACTGGTGTTGGATCACAAAAGGTAATCGACGAAGAAAAGCGTGCTTTGGACCTCGAAAAAGAAAGGCTTCAAATTGAGGAAATAAAGCAAAAGTTGGAACAAAGCAGGAGTGAAAAGGTTAAAGTTTTTGCATCAACAAATAAGTATGCAAAAGAACTTAGTGATGCTGCTGCCACAAATACTCAAAACGCTTCTCTTGCAAACGACATCTTGGCAAAAGTTGATTCTGGCGAAGTAAAAATTCCCAGTACATTTAAGGGCGCAGCTTGGCAGTGGGTTAGGGACAATGTGCCACTTCTTGGCAACGACATCACGATGCTCAGGACCGAGTATCAAAAGCTGGCAAATTCTGAAGTTATTAAAAGTCTGCCTCCTGGTAGCGCATCTGATGCTGACCGCAAGTTTGCACAGGCTGGAGTGATGTCAAAAAATGCAAGCCCGGAACAGTTTAGAAAAGGCGTAGAGGCCATGGCTAGACTCTCTGAGTACGCCTCTAGGTACAACGAGGCAAAACTTGCTTGGGTATCCGAAAATAATGGCAGCGCAGGAAACTCGATGAAGGAGTTTCAAGTTTTTGGTTCTCCAATCAAAAAAGGAACCGCATTTCACGCTTGGTTTAACAAGGTTGGCAACACTCTTGACCAAAACGCAATGTCGCCTCAAGCCTCTCCTGCGGCAGTAGGTGGCAATCCGACTGATGTGGATTCAATTTTGAAACGATTTGGAGTCCCTCAATAATGGCCACCATTGAACAGCTTTACGAAGGCATCAGAAGGGCTGGAGCCGCAAATGATGCAGATGCAGTCCGCGTGCTTGAAGCAGAGCTTTCAAGGATGCAGTCTCAGCAGGCTCAACCGGCTGCTACTCAAATGCCAGTCGAGCGTGTTGGGATGCTTGAGACTCCTAGGGAGTTTGCTGGCCGGCCACCTGAGCAGGTTGGCGCGACTCTTGGAGATCTAGTGCCTCCTCCTGAGTTGGCTGCTGATTTGCTGAAGATCAAGTCTCCCCAAGGCGGCCAGCCAACAGAAACGAATGTCCAAGCGACTTATGGACAGCTTGAACGCACTGGCTCGATTCGGGATGTGCTTAACAAAGAGGTAGCCTCTGGTGGGCTTAATCCAACGGCCACACTAGACCCGCAACAGTATCCTGTGCTGGCTCCGATCTGGGAGCAGTACAAGAAGGAGATGGACCCTTCAATGGGCGGAGCATTTATTAGAGGTGCTGCAAGTCAAATCGGGCCAGTAATTGGAGGCGCACTTGGAGGTGCGGCACTTTCGCCCGCAGGAATAATTCCTGGTGGACAGTATGCTCCAATTGCCGGAGCTATTGGAGGTGCTGTTGTTGGAGGATTAGTTCAGCAAGGTGTTGAATCTGCGTTTCGTTCACCTCAGGAGCAGGCAGCAGCACAAGCACAAGCGGCTTTTGATGAAGCCCGCGCCAGAGGCTCTAGAGCAACTGGAGAATTTACAGCTCAACTTGCGGCGCTCAAACCTGCCGTTGGAACCATTCAAAAAGCACTTGCTGGTGAAACCAAAGCAATTGCAGAGGTTGCGCTTGGAACAATAGCTGGAACAACTATTCCGCTGGCATTAGGGGGTGGACCTGAACGCGCGTTGCTTGGTGGAATTGGTGGAGGCGCTTTTCAACCAAGTCAACGAGTTGGACAACTAATGCAGCGTCCGCTTCGGACAGAGGCTAAAGCGCAGCAAGTTGCCAGTAATATCGTCCAACAGTATGCCACCGAGGCTGGGGGAATTCCAGAGGCTTTGGCGATGCGAGTCGAAGGCGCACCAAGCGGGCTAACTGGTGGAGGCGTCACTCCACTCACAAGTGAGATCTCTGGCAATGAAGGACTGATCTCACTTGGCAACGCCTTGGCAAACATGAACGCTGGTCTACGCCAGATTCGCGCAGAATCGAGAGCGGCAACGGCTAAAAATATCACTGATGCACTTCGGCAACGAGGCGCTTCATTTGAGGAGGCAGAACAGTTCTTGATGCAGCAGCGGCAGAGACTTTTGGATGATGCCCAGGCAGCCTCTGATGCTTTTATTCAATCTGGAGACGAGGCTGCTGCAACCATTTTAAATGAGTCAATTGCAAACGCACAGGCAGCTAAAACAGCCGCAGGCGGTGTGGTGCAGACCGCTGAAAGTATGCTTGAGGGGGCAAAACAGGCCCTTGAAACGGCTCGTGCAAAGATTTCGGCAAGAAGAGGCGTAAAAAATCAATCCAGCGAGACAGCTAAAACCGTTCTTAACGATAAGCGCAAACTTGAGAAAGATGATGTCAACAAGTTATACAACGATTCCAAGGTTGCTGGCCTAATTTCAAAGGCTCAGAATACTTATCAAGCCGCACTCAAGGCAAGAGGCCCAGAGGGAGCTGGCTTGTGGGGTGATCTTCCAAGTCCGATTCAAAAAATCATCACAAGCCTCACACCTCCTGCAAAAGGAGCAGCTCCAGAGGTTACTGTGCAAGACTTGATGTCTGGCATCAGGACGCTAAACGGAAAAATTCGGGCATCTACAGATCCAACAGAGCAAACTCTTTTGACGATGGTCAAAGATGGAATGGATGCAGACATCCAGGCACTTGGTAAAGTGCACTCTGATCTTGCTGTAGCCAACGCTGCCTATCGCTCATACGCATCTAGGTACAAAGACGGTCCCGCTAAGGGTGTATTCAACAAATTTGGAGGAACCGAGGACTCAAGAACGCTTGATGTGTTTTTGAATGGACCAGTTGAAAGGGTTCGCCAGCTTAAAGATGCACTAAAAGGGGATGTTAAAGGAACTGATGCGGTCCAAGACTGGATTCTGAATGACCTAGCTGAAACCGTTAAAGAAGGAGCAACTCCAGCAAAAATAAATGAGTGGCTAAAAGATAGGACGGTTTCAACATGGCTACAAGAATTTCCTGAAGCACTGCCAACCATTAAAGCGTATTTGGATGAGGTAACTAGAGCATCCGAGGCTGTTTCTGTAACGGGTGGAGGAGTAAAGGCTGCAAAACGTGCGTTCGGCATGATTAGCACTGAGGCGACAGAAGGAGCTCGCGAAAGTGCTGCTGCAGTCAAGGAGGCAGCAAGAAGGGTGGCTAAGAGAGAAGTTCAAAAGTCGAAAGAAGACGCGGCAAACAGCGCGGCTGAATTGGTTATCGGAAAATCTCCAACCAGAGCAATCAACACTCTGATGGAGTCTGATAATCCAGAGAGAGCTGCAAAGGAGTTGATTGCGTTGGCTTCAAAGGATGCCACTGGCAAAGCCACTGAAGGGCTTCAAAATGCAGCAAGAAAGTGGATCAACAAAGAGGTCACACGATTTGGCGAGGTGGTTTCAACCATTGATGATCCAACGGCAACGGTCTCTATGGATGACCTTGCAAAGTCGTACTCAAAGCTCAACAACATGCTGGTTGAAGGATCAGACATGAGAAATGCCGTCAAGGCATTGCTTGGCAATCGAGAGTTGAACATGCTCGATATTTACCGTGGACAAATGGAAGTGATGGAACGCTTCCGTCGTGCTTCTGCCGGGCAGTCTGTAACCAGCTTGAACACTGCACTGAAAGAGCAGTTCAACGAAAAGCTGTCAAACAACCTGCTTGGGTTTTTAGGCAAAATCGCATACAAGACTCTGCCAGAAGGAAGCCGGCAAGGAATCGTTGGCGCAACCACTCGTGCTTTGGCCGAGCTTTTGCCAAACATAGTTTCTGGCGACCCTTCAGGAAGGGCTAGAGCAATTATGATTGAGGCGATGACAGACAAAGATCTAATGGCTCAACTGCTGCGTCCTCTCGATAAAAAGAATCTTCCACAGGCTAAAGCCTTCATTAAACCTTACCTTGTGCCTCAAGGCGCAGAAACCAAACAGGAGTCCCAGTAATGTCCTCTTCCATCGTATCTCCATTCCCTGTCTTCAACGACCTCGACGGTTCTCCTCTTGAGAACGGCTACATCTTTATCGGGCAGTCTAACCTGAACCCAGAGACAGCCCCTGTAAACGTCTTCTGGGACGCTGCAAGGACCATTCCTGCTGCCCAGCCAATTCGTACCATAGGAGGCTTCCCAAGCCGTAATGGCAGCCCTAGTAACGTCTACGTCGAGAACGACACCTATAGCATCACTGTACGGAACAGCCGGCGTGTATTCGTGTACTCAGCCTTCGACCAGTCTGATGCTCCCAGCTCGGTGTTCGACATCTCCACCCAGGTCATCACGGCCACCGCGAGCCAGGTTACCTTCACGCTGACGACCTTCTCTTACCTGCCAGGGACCGACACGCTTCAGGTCTATCGCAACGGCCTGCGGCTCACGGTCAACACGGACTACCTCGAGACGAACAGCTCCACGGTGACGCTGACGACCCCGGCTGCAGCCGGGGACGAGTTCCTGTTCCAAGGGGGCGCGGTCATCACCGGCAACCAGACACCGGGAACCGCTGTGTCGTTCATTCAGGCTGGGACTGGGGCTATCACCCGCAACATGCAGGACAAGGCTCGTGAGAGCGTGTCTGTGAAGGACTTCGGGGCTATTGGTGACGGAGTGACAGATGATACGGCAGCGATTCAGGCGGCTATCAATAGTCTTGGAGCATTTGGGGCTGTTGTTTTTCCATCTGGAACATTTAAGTTTTCTGGAGTAACCATTGCAAATTCAATCTCGATTGAAGGATCTGGTTACCAGAACGGAGCGACCAGATTTCTAAACCCAACAGCGA